CAGTGGCACCAGTTGCACCAATAGAACCAGTAGCGCCAGTTGGGCCAGTAGGACCAGTTACACCAGTAGCACCGGCAAGACCAGTTGCACCTGCAATACCAGTCGCACCAGTGGTACCAGTAACACCCATAGCACCAGTCGGTCCAGTAGGACCAGTAGGACCAGTATCACCAGTAGGACCAGTAATACCAGTTGCACCAGTTAAACCAGTAGAACCGGTAGAACCAGTAGGACCGGTACGACCAATAGGGCCTGTTGCACCCGTAGGTCCAGTAGTACCAGTAGTACCTGTAGAACCGGTAGGACCAGTAGGACCGGTAGTACCAGTAGGACCGGTAGCACCAGTTGAACCAGTAGTACCCGCAACACCTGCAGTACCAGTAGCACCAGTAGGTCCTGTAGCACCAGTATTGGCTGCTTCGCCACGAGGGCCAGTCATACCAGTCGGGCCAGTCGGACCAGTTGGACCAATATCACCAGTATGACCAGTTGGACCTGTCGTACCAGTTGGGCCAGTTGCACCAGTAGGACCGGTAGCACCAGTAGGACCAGTAGAACCAGTAGGACCAGTTCGGCCAATATCACCAGTAAGACCAGTAGGACCAGTAGCACCGGTAGGCCCTGTAGGACCAGTATGACCAGTTGGACCAGTCTGACCAGTAGGACCAGTAAGACCAGTAGGACCAATATCACCAGTCTGACCAGTAGGACCTGTTGGACCTGTTGCACCAGTATTGGCTGCTTCACCCGCCGGACCAGTATAACCAGTAGGACCAATAGTACCAGCCTGACCAGTAGGTCCAGTGGAACCATCTATCACATATCCTATACTATAAAGACCAGGTGATAAACTAACGACCGAACCACGAGAGATAAAAGATAAACCAATTAATACGCCTGCCTCAGCTCCACTACCATTTGGAACATTTGATAAAACTCTATAAAAGGCATAATCATTCACAATATCTAATCTTCTGATTTTAAGTATATTATCTACACCGATGCTTTCCAACCAAGCTTGTAAATCAGCACCATACTCATCAATATAATTGATTTTTATTTGAGATAACGTATTATATGACGCATCAGTTAGATTGATACTATTGCCAGTTTTAAAGTTTTGAGCAGTAGGATTATCAACAAATGGATTTGTATAATTCCAAACAGAAGCATTTCCATCTAAACCTTGTATACCAGGAGCACCAGTTGCACCAGTAATACCAGTAATACCAGTAAAACCAGTACGACCAATATCACCAGTATGACCAGTAATACCGGTTATTCCAGTGGGACCTGTGATACCAGTAGGACCAGTAGGACCAGTAGAACCAGATGGACCAACAGGTCCAATAGGAACCAAAGTTGTGTGTATATAAGATGGATTACAGCTTTCAAAATATAATGATATAGCAGGTCTTGTTGGTACATTTGTATATGCCTTTAATCCTAACAATAATTGTGTATTACAATCACATAATATTACAGGCTTATCAATATATAATGAAATAATGACTTCAGTGGAGGTTGTTTGAGATGCATTTTCAATTGGTTTTAATTCAGAAACTGCAAATGGATTTGGTGAAAATGCTCCATTTGCATCTAATGAATACAAGGTCCATTGTAATTTAATAATATCTTGATACGCACATCTTACCCAAATATGCATGTCCCATTTCCCAGGAGGAATAACTGTAGAGGATAAGAAATTGCTGATTATAGCAAACTGAATTTCATACCCTGTATAGTAATCCCCGTTTAATGGAATTTCCGGAACACTTGTTCCTTGTATATCATTTGTTACTCTTGTGGTTTTAATGGTAGGACTACACGTTTCGTATAAAATGGAATCAATGTTATAAAAATTTACATTATTAATGGCAACTATCTCGTCTATATTCATAAACAATACTATTCCGCCTGATGAACCTATACTTCCATCAGGCCCAGTTGGACCAATCTGCCCTTCAGCCCCAGTATAACCAAGGGGGCCTCTAGAGCCTTGTGGTCCAGGAGGTCCAGGCGGACCAGGAGGACCCTGTCTTCCAGGTGGTCCAGGCTGCCCGGTTGGACCCGGAACTGCGCCTGGTGGAGTTGGAGGACATGATCTATTATTTGCTTGACAGGCTCTAATAGACTCCAAATAATTTTGGTACCCCCTATTACCACTCATTATACTATAAGTAAATATATTTATAAAAAGTATTTGACATAATTATCAATAACATAATTTCTCAATAACAAACAAATCATAATAAATATGCATAAGCTTGCATTTTAATAATTATCAACTATAGAATTATCATGACTACACGTATAATACAAAAACTTCCACCTGTCCATGTTATAAATTAGTTTCCACACATTTATCTCCCACATTAAACTCTTCTTTTCATTCATAATCTTCAGACTCGTCTCTTTTGTTAAATCTGCAAATTCTAACAATGATTTTATATTTCCACCAAATATACTACCTGCGAAACACCAGCAAATATCCTTATACAAATCAATATCATAATTATAATCTGGGTTCCAAATAGTAGCAATTCTAACATGAATAGGATATTCTAAATATTGTAATCGTAACACCTTTTTAGCAAACTCTGCTTCACTAATATCCATCATATGTTTAATTCCAAGGTCTAGCCAAATAAATTGACTTGCATTATAGTTATTTAATTGAATGGCCTTTCGCACAAATTCTGTCTTGAAACACATAGTGAACATGTATTCAATCGTATCTTTAGCAGGATTTTTAGTATTCAATTTAAAATTGTCCAATTTATCTTTATATTCATATAAATAATTTGCATCTTTCACAAAAGGTATTATCGTCGTATTTTCATTTGCAAATTCTGTAAAATGGTGCAACACCGAGCTATCTACAAATATCACCTTGTTAATCGGCACATTTAATAATTGTTTTGCCAACATAAGATATTTATTATATGACCTATCTGCGCGATAATTAATATTCGCCATAAAAGCAGATACTATAGTTGCGCCTGGACCAGCATTTACTGCGTTATTTTCACTCATATAGACAAGTATATATGTTTTATTCCGATATCTAACACAATAAATTATATTCCGTTATTTATTGTGTTTGTTCAAAGTTTTTCTAAACTACGTCATTTCCTCATTTTCGTCGGCGTGTCGCATTTCGTCTCCCCTTTTTCTCTCGTCGTCTAGTAAGTTTATTTTTTGATTTAGATGTTGGTTCTGATGTTTTAGAGAGAAATTTATCATAAATAAGTGTTTTATATTTCTTGTAATAGGCATCCATCTTTCTCTCATCAATTAACTTGTTTAGTTTCGTAATTTCGCGAAACATTGGTAGATTTTTGTTCGGCTTTATTTGTGCACTGACGTCTTTAAAGGTCAAAGAGGGCGTTTTGTGAATAATAGTATCTGATGGAATGTCGTAATACTCTGTATAGGTTTTATCAAAAGAACCATATTTCATATTGGATTTGTCCAGGTCCAACAAGGCGACCAGTTTGTTTAGGTTGGCTTCGCTGGTGCAGTCAATTTCCATGTAAATCGGGAGACCTGGAACGATGTCAAAAGTTATTTCATGTACCAAATCATGCGACCATTTTTCTCTAATTGTCTCCTGATAAGACTTCTCTTCAATGCCAATTGCTCTTAAAAATTCGCAACCCTTTTCAAATGATTCGTTGATGGTAATCTCGCATTCTTCTGGAAATTTCTTGTCATTGAATATTTTGGTTGTCATGGTAATCTTGTTCCCTTCATTTCTGACTCTAACAAACCCTGGTTTGTCTCCTTTTTCTTCACATCTTTTAAAAATCAGCCGATAAAATTTAAGAGGTCCGTGAACTTGTTTTGCGCCGTTCTCTCTGAGCTTTCTTTTTATATCTGTTATATCAATGTTCAGAAACTTCGCCTCGTACTCCTTCGTCATTGTGTATTGCTATATATAGTTAATTTTATAATTTTGAAGAAAATAAAATTATAGCAATGTGTTATAATTTTACTGAAGATTCAACGACGTTTGATATTTTTTTTTGTTTTTTGTTTCAAGGTTCGTTGCTTACGGGTTTTACGCGTCTTTCTTTTGTACGGCTTTCGGCGTCGTATATTGCGACTATCATCAGAACTGCTACTGGAGCTGCTACTTGAACTACTAGAACTGGAGCTACTTGAGCTTGAACTAGTGCTATCCCCCGACTTCGTTTTTGGTTTACCCTTGAATTTAATAATCGGTTTTTTGACCTCGCCTGGTTTATAAATCAAAAAATGCTCATCGTAAATTCTAGTGCCTCGTTTCTCTCTCAGTTCGTTCATTTTTTCTGCTTTATGCGCTCTCATTTCCTCCAAACTTTCTTGGTGTCCATAGCAAGTAATACTAAACCGACGCAATAATCCTTTTTGTGATAATCTATTTTTCTCTTGCACGTCAAAAAGGAACTGCGCCATACAAAGAATTCGGTCGCTATAGCTGTCCGCAAATTTACTCCCATATCCATACAAAAACGCCAAATAAAAACTGAGCATGGTATCAATCGTCGCTACTTTAATCTCTTTCTCTCCATCATCAATCGTATTGTAGCTATGGCACCCAATCGTTGCATAAATATAGGCAATCGTATCCTTTCCAACCTTCACTTCATAATTCTCAGGAATGACTTCTCCAATGGCTTTATGGTACTTAATTTGCACATGTTTAATATCATTCTCAAGAAGGCGTTCCTTTAATATTTCTGCAGTAATCTTGGGGTCAGTAGAGAGAACATCAAAGTCAGGGATGTTTTTGAGTTTTTTTTGTAGTTTTGCAGGCATATATTTGGAATATAACGCAACAGCATATCCACCAAAAAAGACTGCCGATTGATTGATTAATGTATCCTTTGTAATATTAAATATCTCTTCTACTTCATCGGGCGAAGCCTCCATGGGTCGCTGAAAATCGATGTCATTGCATTTGACATTTTTCATGGGGTAGTGTTTATTCAAAAGGCGCAAACGTTTATAGACCTTCTCCCATCGTCCTGTATCTCCCGCAGGTCTGCTCAACTCTAAATACATGGACATGCGCAAGAAATTGGGAGGCGTATACAAAATTCCATTAACACGCAATCCATCCTTTTTAAGAGCATTGAATAATTTTTTCGGCAGATAAGTAATGTCCGCAACTGGAATAAACTGCACAAATACCTTATAAGTTCCGAAATGTTGCCCAGCCTTGGCCTCCACCTGTTCAAATCCCTTGCTGTGATAAATATCCGCTAATTCTTTTGCATCGTCCATTGCATTAGGAGAGAAAAAGTCATAATCAGGAATATCGGTTTCTTCGTCATAAAATTGTTCGTCCTTGGGTAAGATGTTATTGATAGCAATGCCACCATAAGGAATCAAACCCTTTCGCTTGATAAAATCCGCAACGATGGTGGTCATTGCTTGTATATTGGGCGATGAGACAATCCGTTTTGCAATTTTTTCTTGTGCTAAATCAACCGACATGCGGAGAATTGCCAATTCGCATTCTTCAAATGTCATTTTATTATTGCATATTTTTTTGGATTTCATAATGTATATTATATTATGCATATAAAATATATTGCACCCTTTCCACTAAAATAAAAATTGAAACGTATTTGTTTATAACTAATATATACAACTAATATACAATCAATATGACAACGCCACAAGTTCAAGATCAAGCAGTAAGTTGGATGTTGCATGCCCTCAAAATCGTGTTGGGAGATGAAAGCATCCGCAGATATATTATCTTGTATTATTATCCAACGATAACCAATGCATCCAAAAAATGTATCCGCACATTTGACGCGTTTGTGGAGTCAGCAAAGAAACGCGAAGAAAAAGCAAATGAAATAAGAAAATATTGCAATAAAATGTCTAGAAAGCCAGACATGGTGGTATTCACTGCATCAAACATCCAGCGAACAAAATGCGACAATGAAACGCATTTTCAAAGTTATATCATCGACAATAATGCAAAAAAGTTGAGCATTATTGACCCAGCATACGACCCGAACAAGCAGGATAACAGGGGTATTTACGCGGCAGAGATTTCGTTGGATGTTATCATTCCCTGCTTTGAGAGAAAAGGGTACAATACCGAATTTGTCTCTCTTACAACTCCAGCACAGGTTGATGCAGGAGACGTATTTTGCCAATCTTGGACGCTATACATCTTGCTTGCAAAGCTCAAGCAAAATGAATATTTTAAAAACAACGTATTTGAGGTCCCCGAAGACCAGCTGGACAAGTACGATATGCTTCTCTCCTTTTATCGTCAGATATTTACGGATATGCCCGAGTTGTGTGAGAATTTACAAGTAGAATACGAGGGAGAAATCTTGGAGAGTCGTGGTCCAAATAGACTAAGTAAATCAGAAAAAGAAATATTACTGAAAATTGACCCGGTTGAGTTGCTATTGGGACTAACTAAATATGAAATGAAAAACTAAAGAAAACTAAAGCCAAAATTAAAAAAATAGGTTTGGTAGTGCCTTTTTTTACGCGATTTTATATTTTGAAGCTGTATAATCCGCTGGGGTCGTCCAATGCGCGCGGAGCATAAGACAACTTCGGATTTGGTGGCGGAGGTACAGGAATCGTCACTGGTATATATCTCAATTCCACTGGTTTCAAGGAAAATGCATGTCCTGTCGTATCAAAGAAAGCCGTATCTTCAGCCAGATTACTATCTTGTGTTTGATATCGCATGGCGACCATTTGACAGCCCAATGCTCTAGACAACAAACTGCCTGGATTTGGAGGATTTGCACCATCATCTGGTAAAACGATTGTCATATTTAGCTTATTATACGTTTTCATTTCATCAATATCGGGTGTATATTTGACACCATTTGTAAATTTGAGGGCTCGCATAAAAACGGAATTACTGGTCATGTTAACATATTCCTTAAAATCTTTGTTTTCCATGAACGCAGAATTTGATTTATCTACTATTACAACTATTTTGCCAGCTAGGTCCAATAATGGCACATTTCCTAAATTTCTACCAGAATTTTCAAAACTATATTGTTTGCCCAATAAATAATTGTTCATGCCTTCAAATAGGCGAGCCATACGTGTATACATCTTTTGATTGTTGCTCATGATTCGTAGATGCAATATGATAGGGTCGTTTGGATTAGGTGCGGTGCTAGTAGAATATGCAAAATTTTTAAGGACTGACAATACTTCAGCAAACTTGACATAGTTGAAGGTATCCTTTACATAAAAGTTGTTTCCAAGAGAGGTAGCGACAACAGGTTCGTTATCAATGGAATATATTTCAAAATCAAAACCGCGAACTCCTTGTTTAAGAAGGTCTTTTAATACACATGTAGAAACCGCGTCGTTTTCATAATACCCAACACTACAAGCATTATAGGCAGTTTTAATATAATAGTCTTTCAATGTGTAGGTATAATTATTAGGAGTATCTTTGATTTGACTTTGGTTCGTTGTAATAGAACTAATTTTGCCATTGAGTGATGCATACATAGTATTAAATGATTTGCATCCATTTGCTTCTAAATTGTTTACATAATCCCACCCCCAAATCGCAATAACTACGCCAATAGTAATTAGTGCAACCACAATCGTATAAAATATCGAATCATCCATATCTGTTATAAATATATATTATATTATCAAAAATAAAAGAGTTAAATAATATTATTATATATTAATAACGACATGGCAGGAGGATTATTATCCCTTATTAGCGAAGGGCAACAATCAATTATATTGTATGGAAATCCCTCAAAAACATTCTTCAAGAGCACATATTCTAAAATAACAAATTTCGGCATGCAAAAATTTCGTGTAGATTATGAAGGTGCAAAAACATTACAATTGACAGATGAATCAACGTTTACATTCAAGATACCTAGATATGCCGATTTATTGATGGATACCTACATCTCATTAGATATGCCTAATATTTGGTCGCCGATTTATCCGCCGACACCAGAGACTGGAAATAAATGGGCGCCCTATGAATTCAAATGGATAGAGAATCTGGGTGCAAAGATGATAAGCCGCGTCTCTATTACATGCGGAAATCAGAAACTACAAGAATTTTCGGGCGACTATTTACAAGCGCAACTCGAACGTGATTTAAATGGAACAAAGCGTTTATTGTTCAATGCGATGAGTGGTGGAAATGAATCTATGAATGACCCAGGCAATAGTGGTTCGCGTGTCAACTCGTATCCAAACGCGTTTTATACCGCGTCAAATTCAGGACCCGAACCATCTATTCGTGGGCGCACCATTTACATTCCGTTGAATGCGTGGTTTTGCAATAAAACCCAACGCGCATTTCCACTCATTGCCTTGCAATATAATGAGTTGCATATTCATATAACCTTTCGCCCGATTAACCAGTTGTTTACTATTCGTGACGTGTTTGACCCATTTTACAATTATCCTTATGTTGCGCCGAATTTCAATTTAGAACATATGCAAATGTATCGGTTTGTCCAACCCCCACCAGATGTTTCATTAAACTCCTTTGCATACATTGACAAGCGTGCTGTCTGGAATGCAGATATTCACTTGAATTGTACATATTGTTTTCTCTCTAATGACGAATCTAGATTATTTGCAGCGAATGAACAAAAATATATATTTAAGCAAGTGCACGAGACTATTTTCTATAATGTAACTGGACCTAACAAGGTTCAGCTTGATTCGCTTGGATTAGTATCAGATTACTTGTTTTATTTCCAACGAAGCGACGCAAATTTGCGCAATGAGTGGAGCAATTATACGAATTGGCCGTACAACTATTTGCCATCTGATTTAACCTTAGCCCCAACAGATGGAACATATATTGTAACTGAATTGGACCCTAGTGGAACCCCCGTTAATGTCCCTATTGGACCAGGTGTGAATCCAGATGGATATCAAACTGGTTTGATGATAACGGGTGATTACAATGCTCAAAATACACGTGCAATTTTATTACAACTCGGTATATTGTTTGACGGCGAATATAGAGAGAACATACAACCCGCTGGTGTTTATAATTATATTGAAAAGTATATTCGCACACCTGGATATGCACCATATGGATTATATTGTTATAATTATAGCATGAATTCGGGTGCGTTATTTTCCGATAATCAGCCCGCAGGAGCAACCAATATGAATCGGTTTAATACGATTGAGTTGGAGTTTAATACGACAATTCCAGTGTTGGACCCGCTTGCACAAGTCCTTACTATATGCGACCCCATCTCAGGTGAGATTATTGGTATCAACAAACCAACCTGGCGAATCTATGACTACAATTTTGACCTGCATTTTTTTGAAGAGAGAATAAACATGATTATCTTTGTGGGCGGTAATTGTGGATTGATGTATGCAACATAAGCGTATTTTAGTCAATATTCGTCGACCTGTAAAATATTATATTGTATTATTATCTTTGAATAATATAATAACGAAGAATGAATCACCAAAATATTTTAATTGGCGTATATGTATGTTATGTTATTCTTCAAATGTATGTTGTGAAAAATTATATATTAGACTGGCAAAAATTAATAGGCGGAACAAATGTAGATCAAATGAAATATAATTTAGGTCATAAGCCTGAATTGACAGAGGCATTTACAAAAGAAATCGTATCTAGAATGAAAATGTTAGAAAATATGGATTATGCGGATTGGATTAATTATAACAATAAACATGCAGTGATAAGTCATGGAGGTTATGAATACGACATATTTATTTTTGAAAGGTCTGTCAATGCACTGGAAAATTATTTAAGTAATAGTCATTATACCTTAAGAGTAAATAAAAATGTAGAACTTTTAGGGTTGTCATATGTTGATTTATTAAGACAAGCAAATTATGCTTTTTTATTTAGTTTATTTCAACCCAACCCTGATTTTCTTGAAACTATTTATAAAGGTCCGCGATATGAAGACGACACAAACATATACGCGCATTTTATGACAGACCCCTCAACGAATCGTGCAGTAAAAACAAACGCTATAACAGGTGTATGGAAAAAGGTAATTGATAACGAACATCAATTTGATGGTGTTATGTTTATCGGTTATAATTTAATAGACGTAGAAATACAATATGCAAATAAATATTTTGAGTTTTTGGATATACCATTTATGTCAATAGTAAGCGTAGGAACTATAATAGCATCGCTACTTTTATACCACTCTTCTGGTGAAAAGAATTTTTGGATGGCGTTATTATTTTTATCCATATTAAATATTTATCTAACAACGTTTATAAATACAAAAGAGGGTATTACAACGTTAGCTGTAGAAAATGACAAGGTGAAAGATATAAACGATGGTATATTAAGTATATCATTTTTGGCTGCGGTAAATATATACATATTGCAAACATTGAAAGAGGTAAAAGACCATCGTAATTTACACAATGAATCCGCCTTCTTATTTACATTGGCGTTAGTATTACTATTATTCGCATTGTATAAGAAAACAAATTACAACAAGATAGACGATATTCGCACTCACCGAATCAAAAAACAATTAGCGTATAATACATCTATATTTGTCAATTTATTCATATTGTTCAATTATTTAGTTTATGTTGCTAGAGATGGGCGTATACTCAATGCTATTGGTGCATATTTAAAACACACATTGTAATAATTTGTTGTAGTTGTAATAATTTGTTATGATATATCATGTTAAAATTATGATATATCATATAAACGTTATACACGTTAGTGCACATTTACGTTAAATAAGCATTTGATGCTAATGGTCCATTTTCCGTAAATTGTCCCGATAAGCTGTATCTAGGGGGATAAGATGGCAGATTTATTATATTCGCAGGTGGTTTATAAACTTTGTCATACAAGGATTCGCCTTCGTCAAATTGTGCGCGCCACATATTGACACCAGTATTATAATCTGGCGGTTGTGTAAATTTATCAGAAGGTGCAATTAATTTAGCACGTGTTCCTACATCCGTAGTTAATTCTGAATAAGTAGGCGTAAGATAAGAGTATTTTCCCGCGTCATCTTCACCCTTCACGACGTTTGTTTCAAGAAAGGTGTTGGATAATTCACCAGTGCTTGGTTGACATCCATAACAATCTATATCACTTAAACATCTCTGTCCAGTAAT